CTTTTCTCTCTTTTATTGAATATGGTTCTTTGTTCAATCCTGATATTGCACCAAGAATCATTGGAATTTGATAATTATTTACATCAGCCCAAAAGCCTATTACCCATGTTCCTTCAACAAGACCATTTGAAGAGAGTCCAATTCCGCTTATATTTGCAGATGTTACTGGTTGTATTGGAGTAGCCCAAGGAAGAGAGTCAGTAGGCATGACATTTTTATCTTCATGATGATAACCAAAAACTCTTACTTTTACTCTTCCGAGTTGCAATGGATCACTTCTGCTTTCAACTACACCATAAAACCAAGCGAATCCATCTTTACCTAAAAATGCACTCATTGTAGTTTTTCCGATTCTTTTCTTAATGTCAAAGTTGTTCTTAAATCTGGTCCTTTAACAGTACTATTCAGGAAGAAAGTTTGCTTAAGATTTGTTATCAAGAACAACCCAGTAAAGTATTTATCTCTTTTTCCATCAGAATATCGATCTCTAGAATCTATTTGTGCTCTTGAGAAATAAACCATATTTCCTAAATTAAATAAAGACAATCCTTTCATTTCTACAGTCAACCCTAATTGATCTATTGATTGAAATTGACTATTTCTAATTTGAGCTATTTCATGTATGTAATTTACAGGAGTTTCTTCATTTTTTGGTTGAACACAACCACCTGTTAGTTTTCTGTCACTTCTTGGTCCAGATGTTTTTTTAAACCCTTTTCCTGTATTCTTATACAAATATGTGCATCTTGGATAATAAGATACGTTATTTTCTGGATAATCATATATTTGATTCAATACTAATGCTTTTGGTCCGGATACTATTTTTTTATCATATCCTTCTGGGTGTGTCATTTCAGAGAATTTTTCATCATAAGAAAATGTTGTACTAGAATAAGTTTTTGAAGTAATATCAAATTGAAGAGCCAAAGAGGAATACATTCCAGATAATGCATTTCCTAATGGAGATATTGATTTACCAATATGTCTTTTTGCATTAAGACTATTTTTATCATAAACACCCTTTGACGTTTCATTTACATTTATGTTTGTTATTTTTATACCGAATTCATCATCTTGTTCAGTCAAAGGCAAGGATTCCAACATACTACCTACAGATTTAAAATAAAAGAAATGATTTAAACTTTCATAAAAAACATAATTTACATCATTTTTATTTTTTTCTCTTTGAGCAAATTTAGTTAACCACATTATGGCATCTGCGGGGTTTAAACTTGGTATTGTTATTTTATAATTTTTATCTGTTGGTTCTATTTCACCAAAAACAAAACCATATTCATCTCCAATTTGCTTTACTATTTCAGATATTTTTCCTGTATATGTTTTGCGTACTTTTCTAAACTCATTTTCTATCATTTTCTTTGAGCAAAAGTAAAATGTTGATATTTCGTTTGGATTTGTTTGTCCGGGAATGTTTTCAAGTATAGTATTATCAACTTTATAAATGCAAAAATCTTTTATAGCCAATCTTGATTTGTCTATGAAAAGAACTATGGAGAAGTCAATCTCCTCTCCTTGTCCAAAAACACCACTTCCTATTTTTCTCAACCTTGTTGAAGACACATCATGTACAACCATTTTTCCTGTAACAAATGGTTCGTATATACTTTGAAATACTTCTACTAATCTTACTTGACCACTAATATCAACTTCTTCTTTTTTGGAATCTGATACTGGTATTTTAAGTAGAATAGAATCAAATGAAGCTACTGTATTTCCAAGAGGAGAAAAAGTCATAATATATCTCTTAAGTTAATTTTTTGTCTTTAAAATCTTTTCTTATTCTTTGCATCATTTTTAATGAAGGTAATATTATTCTTCTTTTAGAATCATTTATTTCTATTTCATATTGATAATTTGTTACTACAAATTCATTTGAGAAGAATAATGAATAAGCATCCAACAATCCACCATGTGGATCCATGTAAATTTTATTTTCATTTTCAAAGTGATGCAATGCTTGGGAATTTGAAAGAACAATTCTACCAATTCTTCCGACATTTTCATCATTAACTCTAGCAAAATATCTTTGTGTTCCTAGTTTTAAAAATTCTGAAATTTCTTGAAATTCATTTCCATAATTTTTTAAAACTAATTTTCCATATGTTCTATCCCATTCATCGACAACCGCAGTATCTTTAATCGCTCCAGTTTCATCTATAATTTGAACTGTTTGCCCTACTTTAAATGTTCCATATACATTTATTGTTTCTAAAAACAAGCAAATTTTATTTCCATATTTCTTGTTGACATAATGATCAAAAGTGTTGGAATCCATAGGCCAATCATAATTAACATCAATAATTCTATTCATTAATAATATAATCCAACTATTTGAAGTAGTATTTGATATTCTATAAGACAAAGATTCTGGAGTATCACCGTCTTTGATTGAATAAGTTAAAATTTCATCAGAAGATAAAGAACCTGTAATATCAAATGTTTTTGTTATATCTGTTAAAACAGTTAATTCTTTATTTTCATTAAAATATAATGTTAGAGGATATTGAGAAAAAAACATTTTAATCCTTTGATACTGATACAGTATGAAATTTATAGAATGAAAAATTAACGTTTTGTTTTACATATTCAGAATTTGACCAATTATATTCCATTCCCTCTACGCTAAGTGGATATACCCCATAAAACTTTGTTAACATTGTTGATTGACCTTGCGTATTCAAACTTGTTACGGTTATTGTAAAATTTTTGGCATAAACATCGTAGTAATTAAAACCTACATTTGGATCTAAAGTATTTGTTTCTCTTATTACATTAGGATTTAATGTTTTCACTGTCGGATAAATCAATTCTTGCCATTTTAAGAAAACATTTCTTTCTGCATAATTTCTATTAACTCTAAATGTTATTAGTAAAACATTATCATAACTTAATTGTACTGGCAAGGGAAGCACCGGTTGTGAATTTATTTGATATGGTATGGCATTAAATGATTTTCTTGGCATCATGACAGCCTCTGCACAATTTGTAAGTTCATCCCATAATCCTGTTCTGGGATATCCAAATTGTGATAAGTCAGGTCCATTCACATACACTTTAAATCTATTAAAGAGAGTATATTCTGCTTTGCTGATAAACTCCGATAATTGACCTGTTTGCTTTTCTCCCCTATTCGTGCTAAAAAAATCATTAAAGTTTGTGGGGTTTGTTTCGCCCAAAATACCAGTATTTGAAAACGTATCCAGATTTCTTTTACCAACAAAGTTATCAACTACGTTAGTAAAATTATCTGGATTTGTATTTTTATCTTTTAGATTTCTAAGTGCTATAGATTCAAATAGACCCATTATCCCATCTTTCCTAAAGTTTTTTCTGTTATAATTTTAAATTCCCAATTATTTTCCTTGGCAAATTTCTCTGCTGCTTGCCATTTTCTATTATTTATAGTCCAAGTGCTCATTTCTTTCAAAAAAGTTCTTTTAGACTTATTTTGACTATCTTTTGGTTGTTTTGTTTGTCTTTCTGGCTTTATTTCCACCAAATAAGTCTTAACTTTGCCATCTGCAGCCTTTACCTCTATTATAAAATCCACATAATATAGATGCATTCTATTATCAATAGGAGAAAAATAAGGTATGGATAATTCTTCAGAGGCCCATTTTAGAACATTTGAGTTATTATCACAAAAAACCATAAATCTCCTCTCTAGAAGAGATCTGTATATTATTTTTGTGGGATCTCCCACGTATTTTTTAACATTTTGAGGTCTATATTTTCCAGAATAAGCCATATAAATAATTTAAGTATAGTTAACCTTCTTATTTAGTAAAAAATATGCCAACAAATCCATCACAATCAATAATAGACTATTTCAAATGGAAAGCACAAAATGTTCCTACCGGGACCCCTTCATTGGATCCAAATAATCCAAATGATCCACCTAATATTGATTTAAACGTGCCACCGTTATCTGAAGCAGAATATCTTACCCAAAAATCATCAATATATGAATATGTTAATCAGGAATATATTGATCAAGCAGGTCTTAAAGATAATGCGATACTGAATGTTGATAAATTAAATGCTAAATATACAACAGACTTAAGTCAAAATGTATTAAATAAAGCATTAGAGGATATGATAAAATACTCTGGTGGAAAAGATGCTACAATATATTCTTCGTTATCTTATTCTGGGTTTACAAGCACAGATTTAAAAGATTATTTAAAATTAATTTTAAGAAAACCATCTTCAGAAGATAAAAGATCTCTTGAAAGAAGAAGGGGTTCTTTACTTTCTACTGAAGATTTTGCCAATAATATCGCTAGAGATTCTTGGTTTAGTGTTGCAGGAGTTACAGAAAATGATGAGGAAATTAATATATTAACTTCTCCCCTTAAAAAATGGGATCAAACTGTAGATAATATTGGAACTACTGGAGCAAATTTCTTTAACAGTATTAATGATACAATTTCGGATAAAGTAGTAGAATTTAGCAAAATAACTTCTCAAATAGACGAAGAAACAATGTCTGAAATATATGGTGATGATGGAGTAGTAGAAATATTTTTACCATTGCCAAAAGAAATTATAGAAGTATATGCTCATGAAATTGAACAAGCCGAACTAGGGGGATTTAATCAACTTTTAAATACCTTACAATATGCAAAAGGTGCAGGGGCTGTCATAGGAAGAGGAGCACAAGCTGCTGCATTTTTAATAGGGGGTCAGGCTACAGCAGCAGGAACTTTATCAAATGCATCTATTCCAGGACTTCAAAATTTTATATCTGGATTGCAAGGAAGCATGGACTTTGTTAGTGCTACCACCAGAAAAGCATATAATCCAGTACAAGAGCAACTTTACAAAACACCACAACCAAGAGTTTTTCAATGGACTATCGAATTAATGCCTACATCGCAAGATCAAGCCAAATCCACGGCTATGATTTGTCAAGCGTTAAAAGAACATAGTTCACCAATAAATATTGGAGATCTTTTTTACGACTTCCCAGGATTTGTTGAATTTGAATTTTATATCAACAATAGATTAGCAACATTCTTGCCTAGAAGTTTGTATTTTGATAAAGAAAGCAAAACAAAAGTTCCAAGTTTCATAAAATCATTGAATATACAATACTCATCAAATAACATGTATTCACACTTTGTTGATGATTATCCAACAAATTCTACAATTACAATAGAACTACTAGAAACACAACCACTTGATAGAAACATCATTATGGGTGACGCAGGAAACAATTCTGTTGTGAAAGGTATTGATAAAGTTAATAATGAAGTATCAATAAGACCAATATCAATTATTGATTAAAATTAATGGAGAATATTATGAATGACATTTTAAAAAGTATAGTAGCAGTACCGACTTATTTGACAAAATTACCATCAAGTGATCAGCAAATTGAATATAGACCTTTTTTGGTAAAAGAAGAAAAACTTTTGTTATTAGCCATGGAATCAAAAGACAATGAGCAAATTTATAATGCCATTAAAACTATATTGAGCAACTGTGTAAAAACAAAAATTGATATTGAGTCTCTTCCATATTTTGATGTTGAGTTTCTTTTTATTCAAATACGCATGAAATCTATG